TCAGCCCTAAATAACTCTAACTCGCAGATAATAACGAGTATAGATTACGATTGGAGTATCCATTCTACAGACATTCGAAGTCATGTTATAGACGTCGAAAAGCATGTGCTCCAACTTAACGAGATACCTCTCACAACTGAGATTTTTGAGCTATACGCAAACACTATCACCGCAGACCTTGGTGGAAGTATACTCTCTGACGTAGGTATTCCCCCAGATACAGGGGATATAGCAAATCTTAGTTTTCTAGTTGATGCCACGACAGAAGGTACGAGACACATTGAGACGTCTTACGCCGTAATACAATATGGTCAGGGAAGAATAATCATCCAAGGTGATGATGTTCAACTTCATGGCCTATTAATAGAAGAACCCCTGCAGTTCATTTTAGCTGAGGAAGACGACACCCCAATCATAACAGAAGTTTATGATGGTGAAGGAGGTCTTGCTACAGAACTGGATGAGTTTATACTTGCTGAGGGAACATACAACACATTGATCCTTGACGCAGAATTGGGCGGATCTCCTTTCTTTATTACTACAGAAACGGGATTTGACTTAGATCTGGAATTATTCACCGGATATGGTGATTCGATCATTGCGGGATATGATTCCTTGCATGACTTTGTGCTGACAGAAAAGTACGATATGGTTCAACAAGATGATTGGTTATTGACTCAACAGGGTCATACCATTCTTAGTGATGAACCGATTCGTGCCACAAAATCTGAGATTATTTTAGACAGTCTTAGTAATCCACGTACGATTGCTGATATTGTTTTTGAAGACTTTATCAGGTTTGATACCCATGACGGAGTTTCGACTCTTGATTGATAAACCTAAATAAAAAAGCTATTGATGCTTTATTACTTTTTAAAACTTACAGGAGAATAAAATGCCTGCTATCGTAACGAATAAGTTCCGTATTCATAACTCGGAACAATTTCTGGAAGCATTCTCGGAGACTTCGGGAACTAACCAGTACATATTCATCGGTAAGGTGTCTCCCTGGTTAGATGCAAGTAGTGTCAATATTGACTCTGCCCCACCTTCCCCAACGGACACTGTAGAAAATACAGAATATGGCCATTGGGATGATATGATTCTCGCAAAGAGATGTATATCAGGTGATGTGTCCCACGTAGTTAATCGCTACAACTGGACAACTGGCACAGTCTATGACCAATTTGACTCCCAGGATGCTACACTTTATAGCAAACCCTTCTTTGTTGTTACTGAGGACTTTAATGTCTACAAATGTATGTACAACAATCATGGGGTACAATCCACCGTTATGCCTTCCAGTATTAATACAAGTGCTGGTGTGTCAGAAACAACTTCTGATGGATATAAGTGGAAATACCTCTACACAATTACAGCTGCCGACGCACTGAAGTTTATTACTACTTCGTTCGTCCCAGTTAGACGTGTTAGAACAGACGACTTCGCCCTTCTTGGTGTTGATGCTTTAGACGGGAAAACATATATTCCTGACGACGGAACAAACCAGTGGGAAATTGAGAATAACGCAGTTAATGGTGCTATTGACGTTGTGTTGAGAAACGCAAGCGGTAATGGTGCTGGTTATCTCTTTTCCGGTGCTGATGTTTCTTCATCAACTCTCGGTGGTGCAACTCCTGACGTAGTACTTGACTTCACCAATCATGGTGGTGCCAATCCTACACAGGATGCGTTCGTCGATTCCTCTATCTATGTTTCGCAGTCATCTTCTGCCCCAGGACTCCTGGCTAAGATCGATGCTCATAACGGAACTACATTTACATTAGAGGCGAATACTGGAAACCTCGGCTCACAAGTTGCTGATGCCGCATACACATATGACCTTACTGCTGCACTTACAGCAGGTGATGATGTTAAAATCGGCCCAACTGTCACTATTAATGGTGATGGAACAGGTGCCTTAGCTTACGCTACGGGTGATAATACTGCAAGTATTACCGATATCAGCATCGCAGAGGTGGGATCTGGTTATCACACAGCTGATTTGACAATCACACAGAATGCTTCTGCTACCGTTACTACTGCTGCTGACTTCCGACCTCTCGTAAGTCCTGTTGGTGGTCAAGGTTATAATATGGTAGAAGAACTGTTTGGTTACAACGTCATGTTGAACGTAAGACTCGAAGGTTCTGAGTCTAACACCTTTACAGTTTCAAACGACTTCCGGAAAATCGGACTTGTTCGCGATCCAATACAGCACGCAGATGCTGCTGCTCTGTTCACATCTACTCTTGCTGATCAAACCATCAAGATTAAGATTGGTTCACAAATTGGTGCGTCCTCCGATTATTACCTTCCTGACCAGCAGGTCATTGGATCACTTTCGGGTGCTAAAGGGTTTGTCGTTGATTATAACAATACTGCAGATGCAAATACTGCGGGAACTCTTGGATCAGGAACTGATCCTCAAATTTACCCAATGCTCCGTGTTACTGAAATTACGCGAGGTGCTAATGCCACTACAGGTTGGGATAGTGTTGCTGGTTCTTTCCAAGTTGGAGAGCGAATCATGCGTATCACTACTACCGATCCTACAGGTGTTGCTACCGACCCAGTTACCGCAGCAAATGATGCTACTTCCTCAAGTGTGGTCATGGATCCACCTGACATGTTGAAGTATCGTGGGGACATTCTTTATGTAGAAAATCGTTCGCCTGTTTCACGTGCGAGTGACCAAGTTGAAGATATCAAGCTAATTGTTCAGTTCTAATCAATGGGGCAGGTGACTGCCCCAGAATAAGAGTTACGGATATGCCAGTACAAGATTCATTAAATTTTACCTCAGGTCCTTACTACGACGATTTTTCAGAGCTCGATAATTTTTACAGAGTTTTATTCAGACCATCGTATGCAGTACAGGCCAGAGAACTTACGCAGTCGCAGACAATTTTACAGGATCAAATCACGAAGTTAGCCAACACCTCTTACTCTGACGGAGACCTAGTCTCGGGAGGAGGTATCGTAATTGATACAGGTTTGGCATCCATTAAATTAGAAAACCAGTTCGACTCCGTCGACTTGGTTGCGAGTGCATTTCAAAATACAGTGATATCTGGTGCGTCTGACACCACTGGTACGGCCAGAGCATATGTCGTTGGCGTTGTTCCTCGCGATGCTGCAGACATGAACACTCTTATAGTTAGATATTTTACAGACAAACAGTTTGGTGATGGTATTACGGTTTCAACAGATGATGACGGCGAGCAGGCGACTACAACCTCTGCTACTGGCCCATCCAAGATTCCAAATGCTTCAAATGTTGCTTCATTGGTATCAGTTCAGGAATCCGTCTATTATATGTCTGGGTTTCTGAACTACGTACCTGAGCAGTATTTGGTCCTTGAAAAATACTCTTCTGCCCCTGACTACTCTGTTGGGTTTTACATTGATGAAATCATTGTAGATGAGAATGACGCAAATACAAGTCCTTCTCAGTCGGGTGTAGATTTAGGAAGAACCCTCCTTGACCCTGCTAACGGGTCATACAACTTCAATGCTCCTGGTGCCACAAGGTTCAGACAAAAACTTGTTCTGTCCAAACGTGAGTATCGAGGATCATCCTTTGTCGGAAATACGTTTGACCGAGATGCAAATACTAAGTTCCTTGAGTTATTCAGAATAGCGAATGGAGTGGTTGCGTCGTCATGGGCTAGCGAAGATCCGGTAAATATTTGGCATGACACGAAAGAATATGAGAGAAAATCTATTAAACGGCAAACTCTTAGCATATCTCAAAACTTTGGGGTTAAAGGCACAACAAATGCCCAGTCGGTAGCTGTCATTTCAGGTGAAGGTACAAGTTTTACGTCCGATTTCAAAGTCGGGGACATTGTTTATTTGAGCAACCAGAGATACTACGGAAACGGGACCGTATCAACTAATGGTACAGGTTTTATCACTGGCACAAATACACAGTTTCTGGCCGACTTTGATATTGGAAAGAAAATTTCCATATCTAATAAAGATTACGAGATTGTCGCAGTTTCTAATGACACACAATTATATGTCGAAAAGCAAACTGAGAAATATTTAAGTGGCCAACCTTATATTGTTTCACCAACAGCAGGTGCCAATGTTGTAGCAGTCGCGAATGATACACAGATGACATTGAATGCTCTTGTCGGTGATGGTACAACTCAAAATATTGTAAACTCAAATACTTACTCATTACATATTGAGCCAGGAATATTACAGTTAGGTAATACAGTTATAAATTACCAAAGAACAGAAACACTTCCTATTCGTGCTCCAAGAGAGTTACAGTACTTAGATAAGATTTCAGTTGGATTACCTGTACAGAATTACTTTTTATGTTCTGGTATTGGGGCACCAAACTCGATCGACGCAGAGAATCTAGACCAGGTTCTCTACCTCCATACCTGTATATCACCAAATACAGCATCGCAAACTCAATTGGGTTCTACTGTCATGGCGACAGCAAGAATGAGAGACTTTATTCCATATAACATAGAAAATGTGGATCAAGGTAAAAACGAATATGCGACAGTACTATGGAATATTAAACCACAAACTTTAGCAAATACTATCGGATCTGTAGCGAATCTTACGTTTATTTCGCTCAATGGTCCTACTGCTTCTCTGGACGATGCCTACAACGGAGTTACTGTTGAATTTACTTCGGGAGCATTAAAAGGTCAGAGAACAAAGATTGAAACTTATTATCAGAATACATCTTGCGTTGTATCAGAGATGCCTAACGAACCATTACCTGGTGATGGTTACAGGTTTATCTATCAGGCGAAAGATGTTAAAGCAATTTGCGTCCATGACGGACTTTCAGTTCCCACTCGATTACAGATTTCGGCGAATAATGGAGTGGATTCACAGGGTGGTTCTGTTTTACTTTCTCAGAGTCAAGAATCACAATTTTTGTATGAACTTCCGTTTGAAGTAAGTTCAATCAGGGATGAGAATGGTGTTATTAACACCAAGTACGTAAGTAGGAAGGTAACGAATACTAACGTAACTGGGGGAGTTGGCTTAACAAAGTCGCTTTCTGTTTCTGCCCCTGCTGGATTTACATTTACGGAATATGACAATGCCGATGTGGACGCAAAGAAAGCAAGGGAGTTATTCGCAATATTTGTCACAGGTACATCTGATACTTTGTCGACACCAGTCGGTAACTCTCTAAACTTCTCATCATCGTACGATACGGTTTCGTTATCGGGGGGTGGTTCTGCTACAAAGGCAAAAGAAGTTACATTTACAATACAGGATGCTGGATCAGCATCGAACGTGGACGTGTATTTCGCAGCAGAAACTGAGACTGCCGTAGTACCAAAACAAAAAACCTTATTCGAAGGGCAGTCTGTAATAGTTACCGATCCTAATAAAACTGTGGGATTGATTGATAGTCTACAGACAATAGATGTTTTTAGAATACGGGCGATTCTTGACAGCCAAGTTGATGCAAGTGGAACGCCAAATGCATTGAATCCTTCGGATCTTAGTGCTGCTGCTACGGGGTCATCCTTGTCAGGAGCAAATACGGTGTATGCAACCCAGAACTACGAGATGTATTCTGGTATGGAAGATAACTATTACGAATGGGGTGGGATAAAACTTATTGGTGAACCACCAACGGGTCAAATCGGTATCATTTTTGATTACTTTCGTCACGTTGATTCGGGTGGTTCTTACTTCTGCATTGATTCATATCCTAATAATATAGCGAGAAACGATTTACCAGTACATGTGTCTGCAACAGGTAAACAGTATTCAATGTCCAACTGCCTTGACTTTAGACCACAGAGAAATAATCTTGGTATTTCAAGTGCGGCACAAAATACTGATCCAATTGCTTCTGAGACAATCGATAATACTGGACAAATATGGACAAGCGAGTTTAAGAAGTTTCCGAGTATTGAGTACGGTATTTCTACTAGTGTAGCATATTATACTGCGCGAAACGATACTATAAAGATTGACAGCGAACTTGACATAGAAAAACTTGAGGGCAGTGATTCTGCAAAACCTTATGCTCCAATTCCAAGGAAATCCCATTACGAACTGACAGACGTTACTACAGTTCCATTTTCAGCCGATCCTTCTGATATACGGTTGATGCCTGCTGATGCTGAGATAAATCCATTCTACGATTTGGCTGTAAACTTTGCCAACCAGAATATGAATGACGGGCATCCAAATACGGTATTCTCTGCCTTTGATAACTTTGAGGGGCACGGGAAGAGTGACATAGACAATATTGATTTCGCAGCAAGTGTCGATACGTACGAGAAAACAGTACACCCGAAAATAATACTTAACACATACGACCTTGAGTATTCATCAATCGCTTCTAAGAACGTAGATAGTTACCCTTCTCTCATAGTGGCTGAGGCAATTAACGACAATACTGTATTCACGAATCCATATTATACTAATACGGTTCCATTGAATCCTTTTGGTCGATCTGCTTTCAGAGGTCAGATAAGTATTACTCCTCAGTTTAACAACTGGATGGACGATACTGTCAGACCTTCTACTATTATTAATACAGTAGGTGAGAACGATGCATTTGAAAAGTCGATCGTGCCGTATAAAAATGCTGTAATGAACTTGCACCAGTTCCACTGGTACGGGGTACATTCTATACGATTGACACAAAGACCAAAGACTTCTCGCCAATACGGTTTGCTTTCTGATGATATTATGCAACCTGTTGCACCTGTTCAGTTTACTGAAAGCATAGGTGGCGGTGCATACGAAAGAGATTTGACGACTGCCTTTTACATGCCAAAGCAAACTGTTTATTTTTCTGCTGAGGGAATGAAAGCACATGCTAATCTTTTTGTTTATTTTGATAACGAAAGAATAGATAAAGACTTCATACGATTTGCTAAGGTAATCAAGTTTGATGACGAAAATATCGCGACTGCCCTGTACAATACAGGTGAAGAGGTACGACAAGCAGTATCACTTGAAACTGCAGTAGGTATCGTAGTTGCTATAGCAAAACCAAGTGCAAATCAGACTTCACTCTACGTAATCCAAACTTCTGATCAGGATTTTAGTACTACTTCGGTGGATACGGTTGACGGGCAGGATTCTGGAGCAAGAGGTCAGATCCTTACGTTCGAACCAGCACCTACATCGCTTGCTGTTGATCAATTTGGGATCGTTGCTGGAGCATATGACCTGCCAGCAGGTAGATTTACCGCTACTGACAAGGTATTTCGTATCACAAATGCTGATGATACCGATGCAACTGCAACAGAGACTACGTTCGCGGAAACAACCTTTTATGGTAAACCTTTCTTGCCGAACAATTCTACGACAAGGGAAACTCTCAAGAGACGAGCAGACAATAACGATGCTAATGTTTATTATACTGAAGTCGAAAGGCAAAAGACTTCCTCGAATTTTAAGAGGTGCTTTGCTCAAGAGCTTTATGTTGATCCGTCGGACTATCCAAGAGGATTATTTCTAACAGGTGGATTCTGCTATGTTGCTAATAGCGATTCTTTCGCCAATACTGGATTACCATTGAAAATTTCAATGCGTCCTATGGTTGATGGATTTCCGTCTCCGAGTGAGACACTTCCTTTTTCAGAAGTACTGATTCAGGCAACTGAGATTACTCAAGTAATAATTCCTGACAGTGCAAATGATGATACTCAAACGGCATTTACCTTTCTCAATCCTGTTTTTTGTAAGCCAGGAAAGGCATATGCTTTATGTTTTGACTCGGATAATCCTGAGTACAGACTGCACATGTCACGAGTCGGAGAGACTCTACTGAACGAAGAACACAGAGTTCCACGATTTAAACACTTCCTAGGACTCTGGAGAACGAACAACCATGGTCGCTGGGACAGGGACAATAATACTACTTTGACAATAGATTTACATAGAGCGAAGTTTTATAATACTCCTAACTCTGCGGCATTTTTCAACGTCAAGGATTTCCCAACTGTCAATGCGGCATACGATAATTTTTATGTCAGGTCGCCATACATGACTTTCGGGAATATTGCTGAACCAGGATTTACATACCGATCAACCTCAGTAGCAACTGGTACTGATCTGTCGTACACAACCTTTAGAGTAAACGAAAACTATAATTTTAATGTTTTCGGTCGAGAAGGTCAGCAAAGAGTTATGGCAAATGATTCTAATACTTTCGTGATCAACGTAAGCATGCAGACATGGGATGATAGAGTTTCACCTGTCCTCGATAAGGATCAGATGAAATTGGTAACGACTGAAAACATTATTAACGATGCTACAATGGTTGGTTCAGACTTTATTGTTGAAGAGCCAGGTCTAGGATATGATTACGATACAACTGCTTCAGGAAATACAAATGCTACAATCGCTCTGACGGGTGGTGGAACATATGCAAACGGACTCGAGATTACAGTCGCCGAACTCGTCGTTGGGCCAGGTGGACGTGTTCTTGGAGTAAACGTAACAAATCAAGGCACAGGATACACAGGAAATGTAACTGCAACAGTATTACAGAAGTCAGGTTCCACACCTCCTTCAACTGTCGCTATTATTCGAGCAAAAAGCGAGCTTGATCCTTATAAAGGTAACTGTCAGGCAAGATACATTTCAAAGATTTTTGCTACAGGGGCGAACATACCTGCTAAAGGATTACGGGTTATGGCAGAGGGAGTTCGACCAGGAGGCACTGACGTGCATGTGTATTTCAGAGCAGTCTCAGGATTCAGTAAAGAAAAGATTTATGATGCAATGTATCATAAACTCGAAGGTACACAAAATAAATATGTTTATGGGGACGGAATTACGACCTTTGGTTGGGAAACACCAAAGGATTTTATTATACGAGACAAAGATGAGATAGTCTATGACACCTATTCTACTTTTCAGGTTAAGGTTGTCTTTACATCTGCTGACTCTACTACCGTTCCATATTTGAAATCATTAAGATTTTTTGCATTCTCATAAGGTATAAATGGCAGAAGACGCAAATAACGCAGTAACTAATGCTGATAACGCAATAGCGAATACTCTTGATCCTATGGTCGAGATTACCCAAGCAGATACACTTGATGGGTTCAGGCAAGGTTTCAATCAAATAGTAAAACTGTTCAATAATTCTATTACTGATCAGAATACGGTGAACCTTGACCACAGAACAGCAGGTGGTAATCTTTTCTTTGGTAATACTATTGTGATGAGAGGTCCGGACGGGCAGTTTGCTGCTGGTGATATAACCTGTAACAATATTATATTGACAGGCGATATCTCAGGTACGATCAATTATATCGCTGACGATGACAATTCTACAATGATCAAATTAGATGGAACAGATGAGACCATCGATGACGAGACAATAAAATTTTATGCTGGAGGCACTCAAAATTACGTGGCCACTATGCAAGTTGATAGAACAAGAATTTTCACGAACTTTACGGCAGAAGCAAATGCTAATGTCGAAGGACAATTTTATTTAAATGGTGATGGTTTTACATACGGGAATACTGAGTTTATAGGACCAATAAAAATACCACAGGGCATTACATCAAACACCGCAGGTCTCGAAGGGCAATTTCGTTTAAATACAGAATTAAACCTTCTTCAGTTTTATGACATAGATGACGGATGGGTGAATGCCGCAGGAACACTTCAGGATTTAGATGGAATTGATCTTACAGGTGCTTCCGTAAATGACGTACTTACTTGGAACGGAACAAAATGGATTTCTCAGGTAGTTACACCAGTCGGTACTTCAGGGATCGATGATCTTGCTGATGTAAATCTTGGTGCTCCAGTAGCAGGTGATAGATTGTACTGGGATGGCTCAGTCTGGAAAGCACAAAACCTTTCGATTACTGAGTTGATTGATTTTAACACTGATTTGACTCCAGTGGATGGACAACTTTTACATTATAATGCCTCAGTAAATAAATGGACACCAAATACAGTTTCTAATACCTCTATAAGAAGCATCGTACTGAACGAACCAGCAAATACAGTTGTCGTTACCAGAGAAAATAACTCTGAATCAACAATGAACGTTGCTCCACTTTTTGATTCTATTACCAGATTCGCCGATATACATACGGCAGGACTCATAGAAAAATCAGTACTTCAGTGGAGTGTTACCAACAATCGTTGGGAGGCAGGTCAAGATACTTCAGCAGCAAATACTTCTACTGCCCACGCAGTCGTAAATCCACAAACAAGTGCTAAAGCAAATACAGTTACATTTACTAGAGATGATGGAACGTTTTTTGACTGTAATTATACACCGATGTTTGGGACTGTTGATAAAATGGCAGATGTTAATACTTCTGTTTATCCTCCATCTCATCATCAGGTTCTTCGTTGGGAGTCAAGTATTTCTCAATGGATTCCAGGAGATGTGGAAGCAACCTTTGTTGATCTATCAACGAACAAACTGCATGAGCTCGCGGACATAGATTTACCCGTAGATGCTACTACCCTCACAGATAATTACGTTCTAAAATGGGATACAGCATCACAAAGATGGGGTGCGGAGGTTGATGTCAATGACCCGTCCCTTTACCAGCTGGGGGTCTTTTCGGACGTAAATACGTCAAATGCGTCTTCGACGCCTTCTAAGTCACTGTATTTACGGTGGGATCAGACGGCAGAAGAATGGTATGCCGGCACTTGGGCAGCAAACGATATGCCAGAGCTTAGTGACCTTGTTGATGTTGAGTATCCGTATCCTTTAGTCGATAAACCTTTGCATGATCAAATCCTGAGGTTTGATACAAGCGACAATAAATGGAAACCAGGCAATGACGTAATGACGGAGATTGGTTCTTTCGGATTAAACAGACTCTCAGATATAGATATTATTACGAATGCACCGACTGACGGCCAACTCTTAAAATATGAGACTGCTACAGGCAACTTTATACCAGCAGACGATACTTCCTACTTACAGATTCTGAGCACGATAACTATCGATGCTATGAACGACGTTGATACTATAACAGCAGGGAAGTTGGTAGGCGATGTTCTAAGATACGATGGGACGGAATGGACTTCATATTCCTTGCCTTTAGCACCAAACGTTCTTGCTGACATACCTGATGTGTCGACGACTGTCGCAACTGATGGACAAATATTAAAATATGATACTGCTTCCTCTAAATGGGGTCCAGCAGATGAATACATTTACACCTTAGATCTTTCGTCTTCCAGCATTATGGATCTATCCGATGTTTCAATGGGTGGTGGTTTAGTGTCAGGGGCAGTTCTTCAATGGACTGGTCTTGCTTTTGAACCAACATCCCTTGTAGAAAATACGCACGAACTTGAGGATTTAACGAATGTTTCACCAGGTCCTCCAAGTGTAGGAAATGTATTAAAATGGGACGGAAGTCTATGGGCACCTGCTACAGATGCACAACTCGAATTAGGAAATCATTATCTACAAGATCTCGGTGATGTAGATGCTTTGAATGGTTCCACTGAGGGTGACGTGCTCGTAAAGGGTAATGGTTTGTTATGGGAAGCCAGGGATCTAGATCAAGTGATTGGTAGTATTAGTAATCATTCTGACGTGGACCAAAACACTAGCCCAAATGAGGATAACGTACTGGCGTACGATTCGACGTCAGCTAAATATATTCCAACGACGGTAAAATCACTGACAAGAGCAAGAACAGATAGCGTCAGTACTTCAGTTGGGTCTTCCTCAGACAAGGAAGGAATGATTTCTGCCGATGCAAGTTATTTTTACTACTGCATAGCAGACTATGACGGAGCTACAAACATTTGGAGAAGAATTGCATTCACCGACGAAACATGGTAAGGATTAAATGTCAGGATATACACCTTTAGAGCCAATAACAACAGTAGATACTATCAGCACATTTGATGACTGGAGGGTGCTAACCAACCAAACTATCTCACGTGTAAATAATGCGACATCGTCAAACACGAATGTCGATTATTCAGATCTCATTTCACGTCTGGTAGTTAGAGACGAATTCGCTTCGTTTGTTGCCAATGACATTACCGGTAATAATTTCACCTCAAATGTATCATACTTTTTCTTAGCAAATGGCGAACAAACAAATACGAACACTGCCGTAACTACTTCAGGGTTCTACGCTGGTTCTTGGGATAAGGCATCCAATACTTATGGTACTGCTAATGATGTTCTTGTCGATCCAATAACCGACCCGTCAGGAATACGATCCTTAATATGTCGTACTACAGATGCTATATTATTACCACGTGGTACAGCAGGTGAAGCACCGATAAATCCAGAAGCAGGAATGCTTCGATATGATCTTACTTTAGGAACTCTTACATACTGGAACGAAAACACGATAAGTTGGAAGACATTGGGTGGTGGAGAACTTGGCGACAGAGACGTTGATACTGTAATCAAAGTGGAAAATGCTCCAGGAACTGATGAAGATACTATTCAGATGTACGTCGGTAACACTGGAACTGCCTTTCCTGTATTTACAATCAATGCTGCTACAACGAACACAGTTGTTAATGCTGTTTTTAAAGACTATGTATTATTTGAAAAAGATATTACCATTTCCGGTAACCTGACAATACTCGGACAACAGTCCTCAGTCGATGCGACCTCACTTGCTATTGAAGACAGGTTAATTAATATTGGAATGGTCAATGGTTTAAGAAATGAATGCGTATGTCTATCCGACGGAGCAAATCTTAGAATTAGAATGCCAAACATCCAGACTACAACTGGAACAGGGGCACAGGTTCCGCATGGATTAAATGTAGGTGAGTTGCTTTGGATTACTAATGTTAACGATATTCAAAACACTCTAGAAGGTCTCTACGCAGTCGAGGCAATCCACGATATCTATGAGTTTTCGATTAATAACGCAGATGGAACTCCTATCGGTGCAATCGTAGGCACTTTTTCCCCAACTCTTTCTTGGGCAGGTCCACAGTCTGATGCTGCTGTTTCATCGGGTGGTCTTGTACTGCCAGGAAATACAGAGCATAGTTTAAAATGGACAGATTCTGATCAGTATTTTTCGTTCTCTGATAATATGAGAATAGACAATACTGCTGCTTTCGGACTTCCTGTAGGAAATAGTGGACAGAGACCAAATCTAAGTGGTGGATCAGGGGATAATCCTCACATCGATGATTACAAAGGATCACTCCGATATAACAGCGAGCTGAACTGTCTAGAATCAATAATGACCAGTGCAGGTGGAGGTACTACAAAACACTGGGCACTTTTCCATTCTATGATTGACTCCGATGACGGATCTGATACCTTCATAAATGTATACGGGAATCCATCAGTCCCAACAGCAGTTGTATCTGCTGCAGGGCATACACTCAACGATATTGTATTTGTAACTGACGGAGTTGAGAGATTCTTTATTGATAATCTTGGATACGCCCACTTCACTTCTAATGGTGGTATAGTAATACCAAAGGGTACTACTGCCGAGCAACCAAGATTCCCATCAACAGATGCAGGTGGAGACACAACAAATCCTCTTGATGCTCAGGGCGATGGTATGCAAGTCGGAATGATCCGATTTAATACTGAACTCAATGTGTACGAAGGTGTATTTGAGGATGATTCAAGTACAGACAGTCTACGTTTTATGCCTCTCGGGTCAGGTACAGTTGATACTGGATCTGGTTCAGGTAATAATACATTTTTGAGTGTTTATGGCAATGATGTCAATCCATTTTCGCATGATCCTGCTGGAACGCATGTAGGGATACAGGGGAATGCTGTCCATACTCTGGACGACGTGATTGTTACTGTTGCAGGGGATAAGAGATTTATCATCGATTCGACTGGTTGGGCATCATTTACTTCGAATGGGGTACTTCAGATTCCACGAGGCACAACTGCTGAAAGACCTTCCGCTATTGCTGGAGGTTATGACGCAGGATCCTTACGTTTCAACATGGATACCAATGCAATGGAAGTTGTACTGGGCGACGGAACTACGTGGTCAGGAACTGGTGGTCTTGTTGACTCGTCTGATGGTTCAGATACGTTTATTAATCCTTATGGTAATCCCACAAACGCAACAAGTGTAATCAATGCCGCAAGTCACGTCTTCAATGATTTGACTTTTGTTACCGATGGCACAGAAGAAATGTTGATTTCAGCGAATAGTTGGATTTCATTACATACAAGTGCTAATAGTGTAGTAAGGTTGCCGACAGGTACAACTGCACAAAGACCTTCTACTACAGGAAATGGCCTCAGGGCAGGTTCGGTAAGATTTAACACAGACATTAATGCCTTTGAAGGTGTGATGACTGATGGAACTACCTGGGCTGGTTTCGGTGTTTTGTCGGATATACAAAATGGTGGCGATACTTTTATTAACCCGTATGGTTCTTCTACTGATGCTGCTAGCGTAGCTTCTGATTCTGTGCATACAGAAAATGATATGGTTTTTGTTTCGAACTCAAACCATATAATGACAATCGACAAAGGTTCTTCGGGTGTCTCGGGTAACGTATACATCGGTGATTCATATGATTTGGGCGATGTTGGTACTCATATAAGTAATGCTCCCGACGCCAAGTTCAAAGTCAGAGGTACTGCCAATGTTACAGGTGCAGTTGTCTTTAACAGTTCCTTCACGGTAAACGGATCAGTTGATTTTGATTCCACCCTAAATACTGATGGAGCCGTTACATTTAATAGTACAATGGATGTAGACGGAGGAACGACTCTTAACTCTACACTTGATGTAGACGGAGCAACGACTCTTAACTCTACCCTTGATGTTGATGGTCATTCTGAGCACAACTCCACAATGAATATTGATGGTGCTACCACGATAGGTAGTACTCTTGGAGTAACTACATCGATAACTGTCCCAATAATCAACGGGACTTCAGGTTCTCTTCAAATAAATGGTGCGACGCAGATTAATTTAGATACTGGCGCATCAAATTTTGATATGACTGATACTGCTATAATTCTGACAGGAACAAGAATTGATATTGGTGATGATTCAAACGATGCAATCAGAATTCGTCCAGGAACCAGTGCAGCATCCAATAAAATTTTACAATGTACAGATGGCGACGGGAACTCTACCTGGATTGATTTCGGAGTATTTGACGCATCTGGCAATCGACTAATTTAATGTATGGCGACACGAAGACCAATAAAATGGGATTACACACTTAACGGATTCAAGGAGTGGTCGGATTCAGAGATAGGTGCCCTGAAATATAATTTGGCAGTAGCATTCGGTAACTATTTGAATGGTGGCGGAATTGGCGCAGTTGGAGGAGTTTCAACAGGAACAGGGAAAGCAGATATATTTAACCCTGCTGGAGGATCTACTACCGATACAAGAAGAAATGCTGCATCAAACTCGAACACAGCAGGTGGTGGAACTGGAACAGATTATCCAGGATATCCCAGTACTACAACTTCTACAATATCAAGTAGTCGTTGGCAACAAAACTTAGATGCCGTTGGTATGCCAAGTGCTGCTACTATTACTGATCAATCATTTCTTTATTATAAAGGAAGTGGATACCAGTTCCAATACATCAATACCGAAACAGATTTTTTAGATACTATCGTTAATGATGCTATTTCAATAATGAGAACTGGACATGAGGTAGGAACTTACAGAGTAGGAACTGGAACACCAAGCAATGGTGGCTCGGGAACGTGGACTGACAAAGGAGTTGTTTTTACCGATACTACATATTCTGCAGGATCAACCACATACAGGTTGTATCTTAAACGGAATTTGAGCGATCCTTCTCCTTATGCCCCTTCCTCTCCTACTTCACATCGATGGACAGTCGGAGGAGCATCACAAGGTTTCCATCCTCAGGATATTTCAACTGGCTCGAGTCTCATCCAAAATGTACTGCTACCCATTCTCAAAAGAAATATTTCGGGAGGTGGTAGATTACAATATAGGATGGGTGGTACGAACAATGGAACCAACAGAGGTTCTATGAGTGACAGACGCCAGGAATCATCGTCTACGTCACAAAATTATTCGAATCCAAACTATTTTTCGCATCGAACCCCAAGTGGTGGTGCTTCAAATATAACAAACTATTACTTTAAGCTAATATGAAAAACACACCAAGATGGGTAAACTGGGTAACGAATCCAGAAGAAGACAAACAGTTAGATCGCCCAAGCACGATTGAGGTCGTTCGCCATAATGAATACGGTGAATATGAACATGATATTTTTATTGTCGACCATGCTTCGGAATCCTTTAAGGAAATCCTTATGGATCCGGAATGGGGAAATGGTAGTGATGCTGAACTTGAAAGAAAGATAACTCTTTCCACTGAAGAATGGAACGTGATGGAGGCAGAAACTGCCCAAGAATTCACTGAGTATAAAGAATGGAAAGCAAATAACAAGGAAGCAGCAGTTCCTCAAGCAGTAAAAGAGGTGGTTATAAAAGAAGTAGTTGAGAAGGTCTTTCTTAGTACTATAGAGCAAGCAACAAGCGAGGATATCTTCAAACTCAAGTTGGACATATTTGAGAAAGAGGAAGTTCAGAATGCTGATAAAAAGATCAAATCACGGATACGCATGTCCAAGGATCCCTTTGAGATTTTTAGTCTTTATTATTCTGTCATGACTAAGGTTCCTGATGATGAGGCAAATCTTTCCCCTGCTGGTAGTGTACCAGCTTAATATCGGGGTGGAAATCTCCCAACCATAAATATTCATTATCATATAATTTTGACATATGGTAAATATATTCCTTTTCAGGTTTATCTTTCCATTTAGTATGCCACGCATCTGGAACAAATTTCATTTTCAGAGGGGTGGCACCGATTCTCCCTCTGACACAATCTTCAACAAAATTCATTTCCCCATTGACAGGTCCGCAGGTTATTCCCTCAGCGATGTAGTGATTTTGCCAATATTGTTTATCTTTTCTGAACGTATCTAAAATGTATTTGGTGTCTTCTGGCCAAAACTTGTAAAATCCTCCTGCGATTTTGTAATGTATTGCTGTAGGATTATCTTGCCCGTACCAGTTTTTTGTAGTCAGGAACTCGCCCCTCTTAACAGGCAACTCAAACAAATCTTTGTAGTCGTTCATGAACTCTAAGTCAATGTCGATTAGCACCACGGGGCAATCCTCGCCCTCGAATGCTCTTAGCTTGTTCCATTGGAGTGCAACTCCTTCCTCTTCGTCTCGAATCCAATTAATATCTAACTGCTTTTCGAGTCTTGTTTCGTGTTCGAGACCGTACCCTTCCCCGATTCTTACGGCATATACTCTGTAGTCCATTCAGGTGTTTCTACGTTATGGTTCAATAAACAAACAGGAAAATCGTGCATTCTTTTGTCCCAGTACCAAGACCATGCTATTCTATCATAGATTTTATATTCGACTTCTTTGTAAAAATATTCGTCTATTCCCTTGTCATATTTTTCTCGTTTAAAGTTTTTTGCTATATCACTTCGGTCACCACGCCATGTCATTATTGAGGAGTTAAGTGGCGTGTGAAATGGCGGTCTCCACCAAGCAAACAATAAAGTAAACTCATCTCTAACCACGTCTATTGGATCTTTGATTATTAAGTCTAAATCAAAGTAGACGTAGTTCTCGTCTTTCTTACATTGCTCAAACATTTTGAGTTTATCGTAGACTGATCCTTCGCCTCTTGTGATTACATGAGCACGATCATAATCAAACCCTACGTTGTGCAATTGATATTCTATATTGGCAACATCATTCTTATTGTATTTATCGCCAGTGCAAACCATTACGACTATTGTCATGTTCTTCCATATACATATGTGTGAGCACCATCCTGGTACATATCATAAACTTCACTCAGTTGATTCTGAGAAATCAGTTGTTCACAGTTTTTAATTGGACTACAGTCACCATTGTGATTTTGGTTGTCTCCTCTGAGGATAAACTCGCCACTATGGATTCTGCCTATTGGGTAGGTCTTTTCGCAGTTCCAATGAACCACGCATCCGTGGAACTCTACGTCATCAAAGATAGCATCTTTACAGATTACTTTATCATCGGTGTTATAGTTTATGTCATAGTTGATATTCCAGACCTCTACACCCATGGTTTCAAGTTGTCTCATCAGTTCCAGCTCGTTGCATGCGACAAAGGTTAGTTCGTCGTGTTTAACTAACCATGAATAAATCTGTTTCGTGGAGTTCATAATGTTTTTTCATTACAGATATATTGTTATTATAAAGGTGGGAGGTGTTGAACAACGTCACGCATCCTTCTACCCCATTCACGTTGTAATTGGAGAATATATTATCACCCCAAAAACTCAATCTATTATTTCTTACATGCTGATAGAACAAATACTTATCCAGACTTTTGTATGTCCAAGCAATTTTCTCCCAGTTTTGATCAGTGTACTCACGTAACCACGTCGCTTTGTTCCTGTCCCAAAATACAAATGAACTATTGACGTGACAGGATGATCCTTTACCATAAGGTCCTAGACTCATATCAGCAAAATTGTTCCAATAGTTCCAGATAAAAGTAATGTTAGGATGAGGTCGAGATACCAAATGTGTTATGTTTTTGTTGATATGTATGTCCAAGTCTAGCCAACCATTAACATCTGCTTCATCATTATTTATTAGCATTAACTTTTCATACGTGAACATTCGTTCTGTGTCGTATGGACGTAGATCTTGGATATCACGAAACTCGCACTCATTGGTAATACCTTTCTTATTGTCTGTCCACACTCTCAGGACAAATGGCAGATCAAGGTGCTTGCCAAGTAGACTGTACAGTCGATTGACATATTGATTGTCGTATTTATCTCCCCACTTCAGGGTGTTCAGCTGGACCATAGATCTGCGTTTGACGAGGGTTTCCGTTTTGGTATTTTAGAGTCAGCACTCGATACACACGAATCAGTGATGCAAGGCATAGGAGAATCAAATAATCTAAATCCTTTGTTAATATAACCCAAAGGTTCGTCCGAGCAGCTATAACTTCTTTTGATCGACCCGTCAGGTTCCCGTATGATTATGCTACGATACCCTGATGAGCAGTCCCAACCTTTGAACTTATTAAAACCAAAGGAGTTGAACCTCTCTGCCTGGTCAAGTCGCCATGTTTTCCCGTCCTTGTCCTGCATTTCAATCTGATAATGTTGGCCGTCAATCGCTTTCATGCGAGGGAACTTTGACGTAGGTCTGACAACCTGCCTTTTTCTTTCAGTGAAATCTTGCTGAGGTAAACCATTGTGAAGTATATTCATCATCTCATCAGTGTATCCATCAACCACAAAACTTGCTGTGGGATCTGACTGAGGTTTCAACGTCACGTTGATTTTCCTCTCATGGAAGTAGTTGGCGTCTTCCCAGAGGTGATCAAATCTCTCGGGTATCATTACTGAGTTGACCGTTACCTGCACATCCTGTGACTGAAGATATTCAAGTTTATCAGCAAAGTCTGCTCTCTTTTCAGGAGTATTGATATGCTCTTTATGGTAGGATGCTGTGATTGATACTCGATGAAAGTCCTTAGTTAGTTGGCAATATTCCTCCCACCATTTCATTTTCCGTGAAATGTTAGAGGTAAGGTGTGTAGACAGCCAGTTACAGTTTCCAATATCTTCACGGAGGTTGTCTAGGAGAGGAATAAGAGTAGGAACTACGGTGGGTTCTCCACCAGAGAATGAGAAGTGGAACGAGTTAAATCCTCGTTCTCTTGCCTGTCGTTTGATTTCTTCAATAGTAAGCAGTACGAGGTCTTCCGATCTCCAATCTTTCTTTTTGGTTGAAGCATACGGCCAGCAATAACTGCAGGAGTAGTTACAGTATCTACCAAGCAACCACGACACATTGAATAGGTCGCGATGGAGCAT